TCGTCCTTGAACAGGTACAGGTTCTGGCCGATCACGTCGGCGACAATGCCCCAGAGAATGCGGATCATGTCCTCCATTGCACTTTCGCAATGGGAGACAATGGGTCTGAACTTGCTTTTTGCGGCAGCCATGAGTTGACTGATCAGGTAGCCGCTTGATCCCGCATCCGATGAGCCGTACAGCACGTCGGCTATGCCTGCTCGCTCGGCCAGGTGATAGACGAACTCGGTCATGCGGTCTATGTCCGGGCCTGCGCCCTGCCAGACCAGGAAACTAATACTCTCTCCTGGAAGGAGTGTAATGCTTTTGCCAGGCTCAATTTCAATGGGAACGGGCAGGCCGTCCGGCCCAAGCGGGCGCTGGATTTGGGCTTGCAGGACCGGCGTGGGCCATGCCCAGATGCGGATTGCCGTGGCCTTCTGCGTCAACAGACGATCCAGATAGGGCAACAGGTTGCGCAGAGGATAAAGGGTACTCAATCCCAAGTAGGCAGGTTCGCGGCGCGAGGTCGCGATCCCGAATGCGTAGACGTAGGGCGGTCTTCGGTATCGGGTCTTCTTGTCGTAATGAACGATCGTGCCGTTGACGAGGTAAGCCAGGCTTCCGTCCGCCATCCACCGCTGGGTGAAGTGGACAGGGCCGCCCTTACTCGGCGCGATAGCGGTTTCCCATATTTCTGGGTCTTCCTTGACGCGGTTGAAGGTCTCGTAGGGGATCGTTGCCGTGTCGCGTTCCCCGTGCTCAATGACGGCCTCAAGGCCGTATTCCGTGTAGAGGGGATAGACCGTCTTGGGATCTAGCCACGTCCAGACGATGGGCAGGGGCTGGCCGCGTTTCCACTGTTCGGTTTCGCGATCGTAATCTTTTGGCGATACGTCCTTGCGTCGCCTGGGGTAATCCCTCCAGATACGCGGGGCGTACAGCATCCGCATCGCCCCGTGTCCGTCGGCCAGGAGGCTTTCGCCGAATGCCTCCACGATGTCCTGCCCGGCCTGTCTTTGCAGGTAGTAGAGGGCAGCGGCCGTCCAGCGTTCCAGGCGGCTCGTCCGCTCCTGTTCGGTATCGGTTTCGGACAATGCCGGGACTTTGATGGCGGGTTCTCCGCCGAAGAGAGCGCCGCTCATGCGTTCAATGATCTGGTACGCGATCGGGGCGCGCACGATGTCCGCTTCTAGTTCCGCAGGGACAAAGATCTCGTTTTCCATGAATCGGAGGGCGCGCATTTCATCAATCAGGCTATCGCGTTCTGACCACTTTTCCTGCAAATCGGCCAACTGCTGGGCGATTTGGGCCTCAAGTTCCTTTACGTCCATGATCCTTGCTCCTAGGAAGCGTACATGCGCACCTCTACCGGGCGGATGGGTTGGGCGGCCTGTCGTACCAGGACGTTGTACGCGCCTGCCGAGGCATCGGCCATATCCCTAAAGCGTCCGCCTGGAACGGCCATGAGTTCGGCGATGTAGTCCTGATTCCATGGGCCGCGCACGAGACGGACTTTGCCCGCTGCGGCGCGGGACTGGAAGGGCATAAGTCGCCAGTCTTTCTTCCCACTGGCAGGTTCAGCGTAGACCGCAAATTCGGCGAGCGATCGGCGGAAGTATTCGGCCACGGACTTGCCCGCGCTGCCGGGTTCTTGTTCAAACCAAATCTGGCTAGCATGGCCGTCCTGTTCTGCGGTCTCTCGGATGATCTGATCGCGTTCTGCGGTTTCCCATTGGCCGTAGACGACATCCAGAACGTAGATATTGCCGTCCACGCCGAGGCCCATCTTGACGCCTGCGGTGCGGCAGCCGTCCAGGGTTGCCGCGAGATCCCAAAAGCGGATGCTCATGCCCGCGATTTCCGGAAGGGTATCCACGATCGGCAACATGTCTCGCCGGAAGAGGACACCTTCGGCGGCGCGTGGTGTGCCCTGGTAGAGCGAGTACCAGACCTGATCTCTGACCTCCCTCCATATTCCACGGAGGGTTTCTGAGGAGAAGCGATGAGGACAGAGGGCCTCGCCGGGTGCTCTACCGAGGGGATCGGGCAGTCCCGGCGGGAGGCGCATGGTGTGGCTCACGAAATCGCGTTCCTCCTGGGTTTCTGCCAGGGCAGGGAGGCGTACCAGCAACCATCGGCTTGGGTCATACGGGCCGCCTGGCGGCGCGTAGTAAACGCCATCGGAGATCAAGCGTCCGGCGAGGTCGTCTTCATGCCATCGCGTTTGGATGAGCACGATCGCGCCTTGTTCCGAGAGGCGGGTGCGGGCGGTGGAGGTGTACCACTCGTAGACGCGATCCCTGTAAGTTTGGCTCAATGCCTGTTCCCAGTTCTCCACGGGGTCGTCAATGATGAGCACGTCCGCCCCGTGGCCGGTGAGCGCGCCGCCGACACCCGCCGCAACGACGTGGCCGCCATGGTGCTTATGGCCTTCCCAGTGAATGACCCATCGGGCCACGGCGCGCCGATCTCTCTGTGTGTAGATGCCCGGGAATAAGCGATGAAACTCCGGGCTTTCTACCACGGCGCGGGCGTCGCCGGATTTCGCCTGTGCGAGGTCTGCGCCGTAGGATGCCAGGATGATGCGGATGGTGGGGCTTCTACCGAGGAGAAAGGCTGTGTTCCGAACGGTAACGATTTCGGTTTTTCCGTGCTGCGGTGGAGCGGTGATGATGATCCGTTTGAGGCGTTCGGGCACGTCGTTCATATAGGCGGCGATGAGTTCGTGTGCCCGATCTGCGACATAGCCAGGATAGGTATACTGAATGAAGGCGAGCAAATCTCTGCGCGCCTTATTGCGCCGTAGGAGTTCCTCAGCGGCCTCGGCTAACCGTTCGGCTTCTTCTTCTGGGATGGCACTCATATCTCAATAATCCCCGAGGACATGACCGTTACGGACGGTCTTTGATCGTTGGCCGCTGGAGTCGGAGGCGGAGGCGTGGAAGGAGGATTTTCGCCTGCGCCCGGCTGACCGCCTCCGCCACCGACAGGTTCTTCTTCGTCGTCGGACGCTTCCCAGTCATCCCCTTCCAGAAGTTCCAATACCTCTTCTGGGCTATCTGCGTTCGGGTCCCACGGCAGGGCGTCTTCTTCCTCGCTCTCCGGGTTCGCTTCGGGTAATTCGCCTGTGGATAGCATCTCCATTCGCTTGCGTTGCCGGAGTTCCATGAGGAGTTTTTGCAATTCGTCGTCGGGGAGTTCCGAGACCGCTTGGCCCGGTGCAATGGTTACGGCCTTCGGCGCGTCCAGGCCGAGGAGATGGGCGCGCCGTTCCATGATCGCAATCAGACTGCGCGTGGCGGCAAACACGCGGTTGGGATCGTACAGGTACGGCCAAACTCGTTGCGCCATCGCGTCCAGACGGGCGATTTCCAGCAGCCGCACCTCATCCGCCTTTTCCTGTGTCCTTGCCAGGCAGCGGTCAAGGGCACGGGCAACGCGCAGGCGCGCCGTTTGCATCGCTGTACCCATCTCCTTGCCGATCTCTCGGAAAGAATAACCTTGAAGGCGCAACTCAAGGGCGCGTTCTTCTGCAAAGCGCGCCTTCAACATGGAGGGGTGAAGAGGGCTACGATTGCCCCAGTTTTTCCGGTTGCCTGCTTTCATCTGCGGGCGTTCTGCCATATTTTGCCCCCTCTCACTATACCACAGTCTGCGAATCGTTCGCAAGACCGTGAGACGACGCCTATTTTAGCGATTGGACTTCGGCTGTTATCTGCTTCATCAACTCCTGGACTTCAGCCGAAGTGGAGTCTTTCATCAGGCGTTCAAAGAGGGCAATCAGGACGCGATAGACGGCCTTGACGTTCGTGGTGAATTCCTCTACGCTGCATTCTACCCGCTTGCCGCCGAACGAGGCCCTCACGATGATTTGCGCCTGCCCAACCTGCGCTTTTTCTTTTCCCTCTTCTTGGCGATACCTGCGTTGCAGTACTACCTCCGCCAAGACGACGCCGCCTTCGCCAGCGGACATAGTCTCCGTTTCTACAGTCTCAATCCACTGTCCCATGGTGTCCCCTTTCAGTAAATGTGAAGTGTGAGGCCACCTGCGCACCGGTAACGGGCACGCTCCGGCCTATCCTGGATAATCCGCTGCACTTGGACTTTCTTCAGGTCTTCCTCGCTGAATGCAAATCTCGCGCCAGGGGTAGGATCGGGTTGGGTATACCACAATCGGGCTACAAACTCTGCCGCCGAGTTCGTCTCACCTTGTTCGCCGTAGAATGGGCCTGCTCCGCGCGCCATCATCCAGGCCACGGCAATAATCGCCCCAATGGGGCATACCCCGGCCTCCCCCATGAGGACTTGGGCGTTTACGGTCATTGCCCCCGCTCTTCATCCGCGATCCGCGCTGCGCGGAGGGAAGACCATACCACGACGACGATAACGAAAATCGCGCCGCCGCCTAAGGCCGTGAGCGCGCTCCTGGCCATGTCGCGCACGGCGCAGCGGATAGGACTATCCCCATAACTGCTCAATATCTTCGCGCGCCTTCTCAAAACACCCAAGCCGCATGAGCACTGCGATAACAAAGTCCTGCATGGGCAAACCACTCTTGCCACCTAGCACCAACGGCACGGGCAGATGGCGGCCATTGCCAAACTCCAGGCAGGCATAGTATTGGGAATCCTCCGGAGCGGATGGCTGCCAGATGTACCCGTACTCTTCGTCCCCGTCATTGCAGTCCCATGCCTTGCTTACAATGCAGTTGTAGCCCGATAGGACAGAGTATAGCAATTTCGCCGTGTAGTACAGGTCTTGCCACAAGGCAAACGCCCTGTAATGCAATCTGTCCGATAGATTACGTAACCCACGACGGTAATGTAGGCTCATCCTCACGCCTCCAAATATGGGATCGCTCTATACTGCGCTAGGTCTGGGTATCCCTTCACCAGATTGTCCTTCACGAAGACCGGGACTCCCCCCACCCGACAGGCTTCCATGATCTCCTCAACCTGCTCTCGTGGAGGCATAAACGCCCCAGGCCCTGTACACGCTCCTAGGATCGCCCACCTCACTTTGCCACGCCGCAGTGCGGCAAGGGCTATGTCGCCCACTCTGCCCAGCAACGGCTCAAACGAAAGGTACACATTCGGAATAGACAGGGCAAGAAGGTCGGCAACGCTTCGGTCATACCACGCGCTATCTACGGTCGCACCACACCACCAACCCTGCCGTGCAGCAAGCGCCGCAATGTCCGCATAGCCTAACGGCCGCTTGGACAACAGTAAGTACCTGTGCCAGGATGCCTCTACCATCACGGACGAGACCGCGCGCACCCACTGGGGAAGCATATCCGGCCTGCCTATGTCGGTCATGCTGCCAACGAAGATCGTCGCTGGCCGCTTGCGCTTTGTGGGATCATGCAGGCCTTCAGGTACAAGCTGGGCCACGAACGATCCCTTGCCGTGGAAGCGCTCATGCAAGCGTCGGGCGTAGCAGTACCAGCATCCGCCGGTGCA